GCCGATATGTCCCAGGCCATCAAGGCTGACGACAACGGCAAGTTCGTCCAGCTTATCAACGAGCTGGTGGACAACACCCGCCAGGAGCTGACCGCCGAGCAGGAGGAAAAGCTCAACGCCATGCAGCACGAGGCCGACCAGGCCGCCATGACCGCCAGAGGCGAGAAGCCCCTGACCTCCGCGGAGCAGAAGTTCTACACCGAGCTGGGCGAGGCCATGCAGTCCCGCGATCCCCAGCAGGCCCTGAGCAACCTTAAGGACGTGATGCCCGAGACCGTCATCAACCGCGTGTTCGACGACCTCCGCACCCGTCACCCCCTGCTGTCCGCGATCAACTTCATCCCGAGCGGCGCGAACATCAAGGTCATCCTGAACGCCAACGGTCAGAACGAGGCCGCCTGGGGCGAGCTGTGCGACGAGATCGTCACCGAGCTGGCCGGCGGCTTCCAGGTCGTCAGCTCCAACCTTCTGAAGCTGTCCGCCTTCCTGCCCGTCTGCAAGCAGGGTTTCACCTTCGGCCCCGCCTGGCTGGACCGCTACGTCCGCGAAACCCTCTATGAGGCCATCGCCAACGGCATGGAGGCCGGTCTCGTCAACGGCACCGGCAAGTCCGAGCCCATCGGCATGACCCGCCAGGTCGGCCCCGGCACCACCGTCACCAGCGGCGTGTACCCCAAGAAGGCCGCCGTCAAGGTCGCCGACTTTGACATGGCCACCATGGGCAAGCTGATCTCCCTGATCGCCGCCGACGACAACGGCAAGGCCCGCGACATCCGCGACCTGCTCCTCGTCTGCAACGTCACCGACTACTACACCAAGATTCTGCCCGCCACCCAGATCATGGCCCCCGACGGCTCCTACCGTTCCGCCCTGCCCTACAACGTGCGGATCGTTCCCGTCTCCCGCGGCCTGGATCAGGGCGAGGCCGTCTTCGGTCTTGGCTATCGGTATTTCGCCGCTGCCGGCATGGATCCCGATGGGAACATCGAGTACAGCGACCACTACCGCTTCCTGCAGGACCAGCGCGTATACCTGATCAAGGCCTTCGCCAACGGCTTCCCCATGGACGGCAACGCCTTCCTGCTGCTCGACGTTTCCAACGTCCAGCCCGCCCGCTACCTGGTGCAGACCTCCGAGGAGGTTCCCGCCTCTGACGCCAACCTGGTCAGCCTGAAGGTCGGCGCTCTGGCCTTTGACAGCGCCTTCGATCCCTCCGACACCTCCTACACCGCCAGCACCACCAACGCCTCCAACGTGGTCAAGGCTGTCCCCGCTGACGCCGACGCCGAGCTGATCGTGAAGCTGAACGGCACCGAGATGCCCAACGGCACCGCCGCCAAGTGGGCCGCCGGATCCAACACCCTGACCGTCAAGGTCATCGCCGCTGACGGCAGCACCAACAAGACCTACACCGTCACCGTCACCAAGTCCTGATCGAGGGGAGGGCGGCCAAATGAGTGAAGCAAGCGCGGCCCTGCTGGCCGCCGTAAAAACTTACCTCCAGATCACCTGGACGGACGAGGACACGGACAGCCGCCTGTCTGAGCTGATCTCCAGCGGCGAGGCGTACCTGAACGACAAACTCGGAGACGCCGGGGACTATGATGCCCCCGGCTATCCGAGGACCCTGTTGCTTGAGTACGTCCGATACGCCAGAGACGGCGCGCTGGACGTGTTTGAAAACAATTACCGCTCGATGATCCTTGCCATGCAGCATGAAAGGCTGGTGGATGCCTATGCCGTCTCAACGTAAAACTCCATTCAGGCCGCGGCAGCGGACGGAGATTTCCCAGGCCTTCAATGACGGCGTTGTGAAGATCCTCGCCGTGACAGACGGAGCTTCCGGCGGCTTTCTTCCGTCCCCTACCCTGTCGGAGCGCCTGAAGCTCTGCTATCAGGAGCGAAAGCTGGGGATCAGGCGGTTCTATGACGCGAAACAGAACCAGATCCATGTGGAGCGTGTGATTCGGGTCCCCAAACAGCAGCAAAACATAACGAATCAGGACGTCGCCGAGACCGAGGACGGAAAACTGTACCGCATCGACCTGGTCCAGCCTGTCCCTGACAGCTATCCTCCTTGCGTCGACCTGACCCTGACAGAATATAGCCAGGGTGTGATCGAGATCAAGCCGGTTCCGCCGATTGACCAGGAAGGAGGCGACGGCGATGCCTGATACCGTCCCGAGCTGGGCGACAAAAATCATCAACGCCCACAAGGCCGTGACCCCGACCGCCGTGTCTCACGCTGCGAGGATCAAATCCAACCGCTATTTTGTCTGGAATGAGGACGACGAGAACGATCTGAACGCCGACAACATCCACGCGGAGCGAGGCGTCACAGGTCACACGGACCTGTTCACCAAGCGCGAGTTTGATCCCTGGGCTCCGGCCCTCGGCGCCGCCTTCGACGCCGCCGGCATCGCCTGGGAGAAGACCGGCGCCACCTACGAGCCGGACACCGGCTTTATCCACCATTCATGGGACTGGACGGTGATCTGATGGCAAAGATCACCTTTGAAGGCCTGGATGAATACATGAAAGAGTTTGACGGGATGCTGAAGCGCGTCCCGTCAATTGTCAACGCCTCCCTCTACGACGGCGCCGGCATCGTGGCCGACGCCGTCCAGGCGGAGATCAAAGACCTGACGGAGCTGACGCCGGAGGCCCGGAAGGGCCTGTCCCAAGGGCTCGGCGTCGCCCACTTCTGGCAGGAGAACGGCGCGACCGTGACCAAGATCGGCTTTGAGGGCTACAACTCCAAACGGACGAAGCGCTGGCCGAAAGGTCAACCGAACGCCATGATCGCCCGCAGTCTGATCCGCGGGACCTCGTGGATGCGGGCGAACAGATTTGTCCAGAGAGCCACAAAGAAAGCCCGCCAGGGCTGCGTTGAGGCGATGAAAAAGCGCCTCGATGCGGAATTTCAGAAGCTACCAATCTCGAAATAAAAACAAAGTAAAGGAGCGAAAAAAATGGCTATTATTGGCTGCTCTTATCTCAAGTACGCGAAATACGCCGCGGCTGCCGGCGTCGTCTCCTACTCTGACGGAGGCACCGCGGCCAAGCTGGTGAGCCTCAACATCAGCCTGGACAGCGCCAGCGACAACGACTTCTACGCCGACAACGCGATCGACGAAACCGACACCCAGTTTGCCGGCGGCACCCTCACCGTCAACACCAACGATCTGACCGACGACGTGGCCAAGGTGATCCTGGGCCTGCAGGAGGAGGCCATCAGCTCCATCACCGGCGTCACCGACACCGGCGTCAAGGAGCTGATCTACGACAACCGGCAGCTCACCCCGCACCTGGGCATCGGCATGGTGGTCAAGCACATGAGAAACGGCGTCACCGCCTGGACCGGCGTGATCCTGGCAAAGGTCCTTTTCCAGGTCCCCGCAGACGCCGCCGAGACCCAGGGCCGGACCATTTCCTGGCAGACCCCGGAGCTGACCGCCGCCATCATGCGCGACGACAGCGCAAACCAGGTGTGGAAAAAGCAGGCGACCTTCACCACCGAGGCCCAGGCCATCGCCTACATCAACGACCGGCTGAATATCAGCGCGGCCTGATCGCCTGACGGCAAAAGGAGGTCGACAGAATGGAGTACACGCTGAGAATCAACGGCAAGGAATACCCGGCCCGGTTCACCGTCCGCGTGGCCATCCGGGCAGCGGAACGGAGAGGCGGGAGCCTGTCGAAGATGTTCCGAAACGAAAACCAGTCCGAGTTTTTCGCGGACCTGATCTGGCTGGCCGTCGAGATGATCAAGGCCGGCGCGGAGATCCGCGAAAAAGAAACCGGACACGTCACAGAGATCCCCGCCGAGGACGAGCTCCTCGACACGTTTGACCATGCCGATCTGCTGGAGCTCCAGGCTCAAATGCTGACGGTTATCAACAAGGACGAGCCCACCGTCAAAGCGGAGGGCAACTCAAAAAACACAGACGCCACTTCGGAGAATTAGGTCCGGAGTGGCTTTTGTGGTATGCGATGCGGGTGGGTTTTTCCTATGAGGAGGCCCTCCTGCAGCCGGTAAGCCGCGTGCAGACGCTGATGGCCATCGAGCAGATCAAGTGCGAGGGCGCGAAACTGGCGGAGGATCCGGTCGACGTCTTTGATCCTGAGACCATGGACATCGACCGGGTCTTTCCTGATTGGAAATAACCCGAAAAAGAGGTGAAATAAATGCCGGTAGACATTGGCCCGAAAATAGGCATCCAGGGCGAGCGCGAGTTTAGAAACCAAATCAACCAGACCAACCAGGCCCTGAAGACGCTGGCCGCCGAGGGCAAGGCCGTCACCTCGTCCTTTGACGCAGAAACCACCGCCGAGCAAAAAGCGGCCGCCCAGAAGGACGTCCTCAATCGAAAGATCGAGACCCAGAAGGACAAGCTGGCGCTCTTGGAGAAGGGGCTGCGGGAATCCGCTCAGATGTACGGCGAGGCGGACACCAGGACCATGAAATGGCAGCAGGCGGTCCACGAGGCGAACGCACAGCTCAACGGCATGG